TTAGTGGCGCGTTCACGCATTTTGTTCCTGAAGCTGATAGCTCTAGGAACGCTATTGCGCGGCATGCCATCCAGGCAAGAAAATTGCTCGGAATATCACTGACTCCAGATGCTGTCTGGAACCTTATGCCATGGAGCTGGGCCGTCGACTGGTTCGTCGATGTTGGTGATATTCTCACCAACTGGACGAATTGGGCAATCGACGGACAGGTGTTGCTGTATGGTTATATCATGGAGCATAAGCTCCACGAGAAAACCTATACATATGTTGGAAAGACCGGTTTTCCCGGTAATGTCCAACCTAGTGGCGTCAAGATGGTCGTTGAGACCAAGATTCGACGCCAAGCAACGCCTTACGGTTTTGGCTTGAGCTGGGACGGTTTTTCCGCCCGTCAGATAGCCATCCTTACTGCGCTCGGCTTAAGCCGATCGTAGTATGGGACTCATGTCAGCGTATATTACCGCCAACAGGGAGTCTAACCGGGCTCCTAGGAGTGATGCTCATGTCGTTTGCCGACCCACTGTCAATCACCATCGGAGGTGTCACTTCGTCGCTCCCGCGCGTAAGCGTGGGGGACGATACGAGTGAGTACCAAAGTGGTGACGGACTCGTCAAGTTGAACGCTTCCCATACCTATGGGAAGCGCACTCGGCGACTCCTTCGGGTCGATACCTCGAAGATGACGGCCGACCCTTTCAGGCCGGCCGAGAACGTCCAGGTGTCCATGTCGAACTACCTGGTGTTCGATTTGCCTAAGGCTGGCTTTACGCCGGCTGAGGCAAATGCCGTGTGGCAGGGCTTCAAAACCCTGATCATCGGCTCTTCGGACTTGATGATTGTCAAGCTCCTCGGAGGCGAGTCCTAAGGACTTTCGTTATCTCACCGATTAATTTCGGGGGTAGCGAGGTCCCAATGGGCTTGCATTCCTATGAGCTGGCATCACCATGTCAGCGGATAGTCCTGGCAATGGAGGATCTCCCGAGTCAAATCGGGACGTCCTACCGGATCCAGGTGGTCCTTCAGGAGGATTTGGTCCTCATGAAGGATATAGCGCTGATCGTTATCCGCGTCATACCGTCACTAGAAAATATCTAGTGGCATCTGTCGCGGTGATCAATGCTATCTATCTGCTAGGTAATACTTTCATCAGTACCACTCAGTGTGGTCACTGATGAGAGAGCAAACTCTACGGTAATGGTTCGGCGTCAACGGAAGTACAAGGTATCGTACTTTGTGCTTCCCTATCGGCCTTACTTCATTTCCGTCTGAGTCTTGTCGTCATGGGCTAGGGATGATCACCTTCCTACTGAAAGGAGGGGACCATGAAAAGCCTGACGTCACTCTGGTCCTGTGTCGCACATGAAATGGCGACACGATGTTGCACCAGCGCCACTCTCGACATAAAAACTGTCGAGAGACGGGTTGAACACGAGGGGTTGTCGTTTTTGGCGATTACCCTGGCGGACTATGGGAAGGTCATCGAAAAATGGCTTGACCATGGTCTCGTCGTCCCTTCAGATCAGACATCTTTTAAGATGTCTGGTCCTATTGGTCTCCCTGCATTTCTGCAAGGTTTCCTTGGACGTGTGTTCGACCCTAGTAGTGGCGTGCTGTTGGAGAATCCGGATATCGAAGCAATCTATGCTTTGCGTCAACTAACGTTGATGTTTAGCAAGATCGGTCCTCCCAGCTCTACCAGAAATGGTGGAGCTACCCGTGTTGTTACGCGGGATAGGGAGAGACTGGCGATGTCCGAATTCCTTCAATGTGAGAAGGAGGTCAAGGAATCTGACAGTATCCTGGATCCTATCTATCTAGATAGGTTTAGGAGTATGTCAGATTTGCTTTTCGGGGAGATGTTTGGGAAGCTTGAAGAAATTCTCGCTTTCCATCGCCTCATTCCGAAGCATGGCCCAGGCGCTGTCGCGGATCGTCTTAGCAGTAATGCTAAGTACGATTCGCGAACCTGGACCACCAGGCTTCAGTCCGTTTTCCGGGCTGAAGACTACCTTGTAGCTAATCGGAACGTCAGTTCCGATTCTTGCGAGTACACATTTTCTGTGTCCGCAACGATGTGCTGTTACCAGTCATCGGCTACAACGTTTGACCTCCTCGAACCCGGCGCAGAGATACCCGTTAGGGTTATCGCTGTGCCTAAGACGCTCAAGTCACCCCGAATTATTGCTATCGAGCCTACCTGTATGCAATATATGCAGCAGGCGCTCTTTGGCATTCTTCGTGATGGAATTGAGAGGTTTTACCCCCTCTCATCCATGATCGGAATTGAGGATCAGGAACCTAATAGGAACCTGGCCCGTGAAGGATCCCTCAGCGGGGACCTTGCCACACTTGATCTAAGTGAGGCTTCCGATCGTGTCTCGAATGAGCACGTACTCGCCCTGTTTTCCGGACATCCTCTTTTGCTTGAGGCTGTCCAGGTAACTCGGTCGAGGAAGGCTGATGTTCCTGGCCACGGAGTTATCCGTTTGGCCAAGTTCGCGTCTATGGGTTCAGCTCTTTGTTTCCCGGTGGAAGCCATGGTCTTTTTGACCTTGATCTTCCTAGGGATAAACGAAGAGCTCAGCACTCCGCTTTGCAGCGAAGGGGATATTAATTCCTTCGCTGACAGGGTGCGCGTCTTTGGAGACGATTTGATCGTCCCCAGAGACTATGTGCTGTCCGTTGTCGACACACTAAGTACTTTCGGGTACAAAGTGAATGCCGGCAAGTCTTTCTGGACCGGAAGGTTCAGAGAGTCTTGCGGACGGGAGTATTATGACGGCCTTGACGTTTCTATTGTCAAGGTTCGTAATGTGCTCCCGACACAACGGCAGGATGCGACGGGTGTACTTTCGGCAGTATCTCTCAGAAACCAGCTCTATTGGGCTGGTCAAT